TGCCATAACGTAGACAACGCATGGGGTGACGCGTACACAATCGTACGTGTTCAATTATCTGGAACTCAATGGTACGGTGCTTACACCGCTACTGTTTAATATAGGAGACTGACAAATGGCAGCCCCGATGAGAAGTACGGACTTCCGTTCGATAGTTGAACCTATTTTGAACGAGTCCTTTGATGGTGTGTATGACCAACGTGCTGACGAATGGAGCACTGTATTCCGTGAGCAAGCTGGTATTCCACGTAACTACCACGAAGAACCAGTGTTGTATGGTTTTGGTGCAGCTCCTCAGTTACCTGACGGCAGCCCTGTAACCTATCAACAAGGTGGTGTTCTGTTCTTACAACGCTATGTCTACCAAGTATTTGGATTGGCATTTGCTTTGACCAAAGTATTGGTTGAAGACGGTGATCACATCCGTATTGGTCAGGTATATGCGAAGCACTTGGCACAATCTTTGGTGGAAACCAAAGAATTGCTATGCGCTAACGTATTGAACCGTGCATTTAACTCTTCATATGTTGGCGGTGATGGCGTATCTTTAATTAACACTGCACACCCAATTGCAGCTGGTTCATTCAGCAATCAGTTAAATACTGCTGCTGCTTTGTCTCAGACTTCGTTGGAGCAAATGTTAATTCAATTGCGTCTAGCTGTTGACAACAATGGTAAGAAAATCCGTTTGCAACCACTTAAGTTAGTTGTAGCACCGGGTAACGTGTTCCAAGCAGAAGTATTGCTGAAGAGCGTATTACGTACTGGTACTGCTAACAATGACATCAACCCAATTAAATCGATTGGTTTGTTGCCAGAAGGTGCCTCGGTTATTAGCCGTTTGACATCTTCTACTAACTGGTGGATTCAATCAGATGCGCCAGAAGGTATGAAACTGTTGATGCGTCGTGCATTAGAGAAGACTATGGAAGGCGACTTCGAAACCGACTCTATGCGTTATAAAGCAACTGAGCGTTATCAGGTAGGTTGGACTGATCCACGTGCTATGTGGGGAACTCCAGGAGCCTAATGTTCTAAGGTTATGTGGGGAGACCTTAACTCCCCACTTCATTTGTCATACTTTTCATGGAGCAGACAACATGCCACAATTTAGTGATGATTTATACTTGGGTTCAGCTCAAGCTTACATGGGTACAGATGCGTACCTTATGTATACAACCGCGGCTACCGCTGCTACCATAGTTTCAGGTGGTTCTAGTGGTTATGCAGTTGGTGATACCCTTCAAGTTCTAGGCGGTACAGGTACACCTACAGTATTGACTGTAGCAACCGTATCAGCTGGAATTGTTCAAACTGTTACCGTTTCAACTGGTGGTGCTTACACAACCCCTCCTATTGGAACACTTAATACAGCTATCCTTAATAGCGCTTCTGGCTCTGGTACGGTTACTGTAACTTTAACTTTAGGCACACCAATCAATTCTTATCCTTCCCCAATGGGTCAAGGCGTAGGTCCATTAGGTCGTGTTTATGTATTCGATATTTGCCCATCTGCTCCTTCTGCAACTGCCTTAGCAGCTTCTCAAGCTACCACAGCAAGCACAGCTATGACATTGTCCGTAGGTTCAGGTACAGGCGTAACTAAGACTACAAATACTGCTGGTACAACCATTTATCAACTTGATGTAGCTCGTACTATTTCAATTACAACTGGTGGTTCTACAATTACAGCTTCTGTATTTACTGTGTCTGGTTATGACATTTACGGTCAAGCAATGACTGAAGCAATTAGCGTTCCTGTAACTGCTTCTACCACCACAAATGGTAAAAAAGCATTCAAGACTGTTGTTTCCATTACTCCAAGCGTAAGCAATACCAATACTGTTTCCGCTGGCGTATCTAATATCTACGGTTTGCCAGTTCGTGCAACAGATGCGGCTTATATTGCTGATATTGGTTGGGCTCAATCTATTGCAAACGATGCAGGAACTTTTGTAGCCGCTGTACAAGGTACTGCAACTTCAACCACTGGTGATGTGCGTGGAACTTATGCTCCTAGCTCAAATGCTAATGGTACTTATCGTTTGGTAATGGGTATTTATATGCCTGCAATTGCAGTAGGTCCAAACGCTACTCAAACTGGCGCTCTTGGCGTTACTCAAGCCTAATTAGGAGAAATTAATCATGGCAACAAAATTTAGTCGTGAACCAAAAGAAATGACTACCGAGCCTTCTGCTGATGAAGCAGGTAAAGGTATGAAAAAAGGTGGTCATGCGCACAAGAAGCATATGGCCATGGGCGGAAATCCAATGATGGCAATGGCACCTCGTCCTGTAATGGGACGTCGCCCTCCTATGCCAACTGGTGCCCTTCTTCAGCGCAAAAAAGGTGGTAAAGCTGAAAGTGGTAAAGAGCACAAAGCAGAAATGCATGAAATGAATAAGATTGAAAAAGAACTTAAGCATCATGAAAGCATGAAAGCTAGTAAAGCTCATCGTGGCTTAAAAGCAGGCGGTAAAGCAGGTATGTACAATCCTCCGGTTGGCGGTTTGCTAGGTGAAGGTAAACCTCATCACAAAGGCACATCTGGTGGTATTGAAGGACCTGGCTACAAGCACGGTGGTAAAGCTCATCGTATTTCTGGTCATCCTGAAGGCTCACATGCACACCACAAAGCAATGGCTAAGCATCACAAAGCTAAACATGCAGAAGGCGGATCTATGCATCATCACAAAATGCATGAGCATCACAAGCACATGGCTAAAATGGCTGCAGGCGGTACAAGCCCTGTTGATCACGAAGGCGGTAAGCAATTGAAACGTGGCGGTCATGCTAAACATCACTATGCTAAAGGCGGTCAAGCTTTGGCAGCTAAAGGTGATCGTTTTCAAGATCGTGGTGCATTGAAGCCAAAAATTGATGTGCAAGATAAAGTTCATGAAGCTAAACAGACTAAGTCTTTTCACACCAAGACAGGTGGAGTAGAAGGTGTTGGTTATAAACATGGCGGTCATAGCAAGAAGCATTATGCAAAAGGCGGTACTGTATCGCAGAATGTTGCTAAACGCTACTTGAATGACATGAAAGACGGCGCTAAAATGCCTACCAAGAAAGCTGGAACTGGTGAAATTAAAGAAGGACCAGCTGGCTACAAAAAAGGTGGACATGTTAAGCACCATGGTCATGTTGCTCATCACACTACTCATGGTCATCATGATTCTGGTCATACCCATATGCACAAACATGCTGCAAAGCATTCGCATGGTCATGACAAGATCGACGGTCATCCTATGAAACATGGTGGTCATGCTAAACACCATAAAATGGGTGGCAAGGCTAAGTGTAATTACTAAAAGGTTGGGGGAGCAATCCCCCGCTTTTTAAATTGGAGAATTTATGAGCAATAATAATATTGTCGCTTCAGTCACACGTGCTGGTCGATATGAACCATTTGATTTGCAAGTGGCTCGTGGTCAGATTATGGGCCATAGTGTGGTAAGTTTGTTTGGTTATCAGTCATCAGTAACTACAACATCAATTCCTATTTGGGAAAATGCATCAACTTATACATACATTACATCAGCATCTACTTTAACGCTTGTAAGTACGTCAGCATCTGATGATACAAGTGCTAAAATATTTATTAGTGGATTGGATTCAAGCTTTAATCCAATTTCTGAAACTTTGGCGCTAAACGGTACTGCTGGTGTTACGACAGTTAATAGCTATTTTAGAGTCAATAGTTTGCTAATGACGTCACCCGGCACAGGTCAAACGACCAATGTAGGTACAATTACTCTTAAGCAATCTTCTAACATAGTTGCACAAATTAATGCAGGTATAGGTAAGTCACAAAGTACGATATACACTGTTCCTGCCGGTTATACATTTTATTTAGATTTAGCTGAAGTAAATACTTCAAATAGCTATACAGGAAGTACAATTATTACGTATAAAGTTCAGGCAATTAATAATGTAACTGGTGTGAAGCTAACTGTATTACAACAACCATTTGTTTCAATTTATACGGCATCACGTGCATCAGACCCATTTGCATATAGTGAAAAGACAGATATTCAATGGCAGTTAATTACTAGTACAGGAACAATTGCTGCTGGAGTAATCGTCACAGGTAAATTAATTGCAAATAACAATAACGTTAACCCAGCATTCCCATAATCATGCCACTCATCAAATCTAAATCCCCAAAAGCATTTAGTAAGAATGTAGCTGCAGAAGTGCATGCAGGTAAACCTGTAAAACAAGCAGTTGCCATTGCTTATTCTGTAAAACGGTCTGTTAAGAAGAAAGACGGTGGCAAACTACCTGGTTTATGGGCAAATATTCATGCTAAGCAAGAACGGATTAAGCATGGTTCTGGTGAGCATATGAGAAAGCCCGGAAGTAAAGGTGCTCCAACAGATTATGATTTAAAGCATTCACAGTCTAAGAAGATGGCTCATGGCGGTGATGTTAAGTTGTCTATTAAACGCGGTGAAAAGAAGCCTACTAATCAAGGTGCTGGCCTTACTGCAAAAGGTCGAGCAAAAGTGAATCGTGAAACAGGTAGTCATTTAAAACCGCCACAAGCAAGTGGTCCTAGACATGATTCATTTTGTGCCAGAATGTCAGGCATGAAAGGTCCTATGAAAGATGAAAAAGGACGGCCTACACGAAAAGCAGCATCCTTGAAAAGTTGGCATTGTAAAGACGGTGGTAAACCTAAAAAGCACAACATAAAAGGGTGGTAATGAGTACAAGCGGAACAGTAAGCCAAACCGTTATCACTGTTCAACAACTTATTGATAGTGGTGCTCGGCGAGCAGGTAAATTAGCAGAAGACTTGACAGTTGAGCAAGTCAATGCTGCTACTCAGAGTCTGTACTATCTATTGTCAAATCTGGCAAATAGAGGTATTCAGTATTGGTGCATTCAAAAGTATGTACTTGGATTAATTCCTGATCATTATCAGTACTATCTGAATACAGGGGTAGTTGACGTGCTAAATGCCAACTATCGAACTGTTACTCAGAACACTACAGGCGGATATTCCACCACTGGTAATGGCTCATATGCATTTGATGGTCAGTACACCAATATTTGCCAATGTACAAATAACACAAGCTCTATTGGAATTAACAACGGATCTGGGCAGAATGTCTATATTGGAACTGTAGGTATTTTACCTGCTGTCAGTGGGTCTGTAACAATACAGATTCAATACTCAAATGATGGCACCAACTGGACAACTGCGTATAGCCCTGGTGCCACGAACTGGGTCTCAGGGACATGGCTGTATTATGACCTTGATCCTTCTGCTAATGTTCCATATTGGAGAATTCAGCAGACATCTGGTATTAATATGGGTGTATATCAAGTAGTGTTTGGATCCAACGCTACTGAAATTCCAATGGCTAGAATGAATCGTGATGATTACACCAACTTGCCGAACAAAAATTTTACTAATAACTACCCTTTGCAATACTGGTTTGACAGGAATATTCCTCAACCTGCTATGTACTTATGGCCTGCACCTCAAATCTATTCGCCACAAATCGTAGTTTGGGCTCACAGATATATTCAAGATGTAGGCGCTTTATCTGGATCTATTGAGATTCCTCAAAGATGGTACTTAGCAGTACAGAATATGCTAGCTCATCAAATGGCTATGGAATTACCAAATGTAGAGCCTACAAGAATTGTGTATTGTGAACAGCAAGCTGAAAAATACTGGATGATGGCTGAGCAAGAAGAGCGTGACAAGTCTCCTATTTACTTTGCACCTAACATAAGTCCTTATACAAAATGAGCATCTGGTTAGACACTCGTGGCAATACAGTACTCAGTATCGCTATCTGCGATAGGTGTAAGATGAAACGTGCCTATGATGATATTAGTAATGATAGAAATATTCCTGGGTTAAGAGTATGTAATTTTGGTTGCAATGATGAGCGTGATCCCTATAGACTGCCTGCAAGACAGCCTGAAAAGATCTCGATTCGGTTTCCACGTCCTGATGCACCGCTTAATCCAGATAATGATGCATTAACAACTGATCCTAATATTGTAAATGATGTAAATCAAGATCCAACACTTCCGTCTACTGCTGGTGAGTGGGGAATTGCACCTGAGCAGTCAGAGGATACAATAAGCGGAAACCTCGACAATTTGAGTCCCTAATTATGGCAAATATAAGAATCTCGCAGCTTCCACCAGCACAGACTGCCATTACTGGCTCTGAGTTAGTACCAATAGTCCAAAATGGACAAACGGTACAGACTACTGTTAGTGCAATTACTGCTAGTCCGTCTTTAACTCAAACTTTCTTAACTGTTACTGCTCAGCCCACTCTTCCAAATAGTCGATACATCGGTACAGGATTAGGCCTAGGATCCTCTGACGGAGGTTCTGGAGGCATTTACAATATCTTCTTGAATGGAGTATCAGGCAGTTTAGAGAATGCCTCTCAAGGCATCATAGTTAAGAACACAGGCTCAACAGTTGCTAGTAGAACACTAACTGCATCTGGTTCAGGTCTTAGTATTTCAAATGGTAATGGTGTCAGTGGCAATCCTACATTTGCACTTACGGGATTAGTACAAGCTCTTGCAACTACTTCCGGTACAGGATTATTACAGACCAACGGAACTACAATTTCAGTAGCTACTGTTGCAGGAACAACCAATCAGATTTCTGTATTAAACGGAAATACCAATCCGATCATAGGTTTAGCAAGCAATCCTGTGCTTCCTGGTGCAGCTAGTGTCACTGTGCCTAGTGGAGGAACTGCAGCAAGAGCGGCAAGCCCTGTCAACGGAATGCTTCGTTACAATACAGACTTAAACTCTTTAGAAGCTTATGCAAACAGTAATTGGGGAACCATTATTTCTGGTGCTGGTGTTTCAAGTTTTAGTGCAGGCACTACTGGTTTTACTCCTAATTTTGCAAGTACTGGTGCTATCGTCCTTGGTGGTACATTAAATGTTGCTAATGGCGGTACAGGGGCAACCACCTTAACTGGTTATGTGTATGGAAATGGCATATCTGCCATGACTGCATCAACCACAATTCCCACAACTGCTTTAAGCGGCACGGTTACAAATGCTCAGATTGCAAACCCACAAGTCACATACAATGGTGTAACAGTTGCTTTAGGTGCTAGCGGAACCATTACTGCAACTGCTACAAACCCATTAACTGTTAGCACTGGTTTGCAACTAAATTCTGGAACCACATACGATGGTTCTGTAGCTAGAACAATCAGTATTGATAGTACTGTTGCTACTTTGACTGGCACTCAAACATTGACCAATAAGTCAATCAGTGGCTCCACAAATACGTTTACTAATATTCCGAATAGTGGATTGACCAATAGTTCAATCACTATTAATGGAAATGCGGTCAGTTTGGGTGGCTCTACAACAGTTACCGCATCAACAACAAATGCATTAACAATAGGCACAGGGTTGTCTGGTACGAGCTTTAACGGTTCATCACCGGTTACTATTGCAATTGCAAATAGTGGCGTTACAGCCGGTACATACGGCTCATCTTCCGTCATTCCTGTTTTGACAGTTAATGCCCAAGGTCAAGTAACTTCAATCAGCACTCAAGCTAGCAATGCTCCCGCCTATCAAGGTACATGGAACGCCAACACCAATAGTCCTACTTTGACTTCTAGCGTGGGTACGTCTGGTTATTACTACGTTGTAACGACTGCTGGTAACACTACTTTAAACGGCGTATCAGGCTGGAACATTGGTGACTGGGCAATATTCAGTAACGGCGCATGGCAGAAGATTCCTGGCTCAACCACTGAATCATTTACAAACCTAATCACTACTAACCTTCAAATCGGGGGTTTGACTGGTTTTGTTTATGCTAACAATACTACTGGTTATGCTACCGCAGCTACTACTGCTCAACTTTTGTCATTACTCGGCACGACTCCAGTAGCTAACGGTGGCACAGGTTTAACCAGCTTGACTGCGGGATCATTAGTTTACGGAAATGGCACTTCCGCGTATAACACTTTAGCAATCGGTACCAACGGTCAGATTCTGACTTCATCAGGTACAGCTCCTCAATGGTCAACATTGAGTGGTGTGGCTGTGACTACATTCAGTGGTGGTACAACTGGATTGACTCCAGCGACTGCGACTTCAGGTGCAATTACTCTTGGCGGTACTTTAGTAGTTGGCAATGGAGGAACAGGGGTTGTAACTCTTACAGGTCTTGCTTACGGAAATGGCACTTCTGCATTTACCGCTGCAACCGCTGCTCAAGTAGTATCAGTAATTGGCACAACAGCAGTGACTAATGCAACAAATGCAACAAATGCCACGAACCTTGCACTAACGGCTGGGTCAGGTGCTACGAATTACATTACTTATGCGAGTGCTGCTACCGGAAATCAGCCTCAGTATACTAGTACAGGTCTTACTTACAATGCCACCAATACTGCTATTACAGGTGGTATCAATGGGGGTACTTTTTAATGTTTAAAGATATAATGACTCAAAAGGATTAAATATGGCACAGACAGGTTATACACCCATTATTCTGTTTCACAGCACAACAGCGTCGGCAACTCCGACTACTGGGAATCTTGCTGTTGGTGAGCTGGGACTAAACAGCACCGACGGAAAACTTTACTACAACACTGGTTCTGCTATTGCAGTTTTAGCTGGAGCAGGTGGAGCAGGTATTGCAGGTGGCTCTAACACCCAAGTTCAATACAACTCTAGCGGCTCATTGGCTGGTTCTGCCAACATGACCTTTAACGGAACCAACTTAACATTAGCTAATGATGCTTCTATATCAGGTCTTACTGTTGGTAAGGGTGCTGGAAGTGTAAGTACAAATACAGCGTTAGGCAATAGCGCACTTGCCTCAAACACAACAGGCTCTACAAATACTGCCGTTGGTAGTGGTGCGGGTCAATCAACTACAACTGGAACTAGATTAACTGTTGTCGGTTATCAAGCTGGGTTTGTAAATACTACAGGCGGTAATTTAACAGCTATTGGTTATGTTGCTGGTAGGTCTTTTAACACCGCTTCTGATAACTACGCATCTACTTTTGTAGGTCATTCTGCTGGTTCAGCCACCACTACTGGTATTGATAACACAGTATTAGGTTACGCATTTTATACAAATACTACGGGTTCATTTAACATTGCAATAGGTGGTGGAGCATTGGGTTCAAACACCACCGCATCTAATAACACCGCAGTAGGTTATCAAGCTGGGTATAGTAATATTACTGCTGGAAACAATACAGCCGTTGGTTTTCAAGCAGGATACGGCAATCAAACAGGTTCTTATTTAGTTGCTATTGGTTATCAAGCTGGAAAAGCTTCAACTGCTGATTATAATACTTTTGTTGGTGGTAATGCTGGTTTAGCTACAACTTCTGGTGGAAATAATGTAGGAGTTGGAACAAGCGCACTTGGAGGAAACACAACTGGCGGTGGAAACACAGGCGTAGGAACAAGCTCTCTTGGAAATACTACAACTGGTGGTAGTAATGCTGCTTTAGGTTATCAATCTTTAGTTGCTAATACAACTGGTGCAAATAATACTGCTTTAGGTTATTCTGCACTACAAGCCAACACCACCGCATCTAATAACACAGCAGTAGGTTATCAAGCAGCTTACAGCAATACTACAGGCTCATCTGTTGATGCTTTTGGCTATCAGGCTCTTTATGCAAATACTGGAAACTATAATACCGCTTTTGGTTACACGGCTTTAAAAGCAAACACTAGCGGAACACAAAACTCTGCTTTTGGTGCTGGAGCTATGCCAGCTAACACAACTGGCTCATACAACATTGCAATGGGTTTAAATGCAATGAATTTCAGTACAACAGGTTCTTATAATGTTGCTTTAGGAATTCAGGCTTTATATAACAACACCACCGCCTCTAATAACACAGCAGTAGGTTATCAGGCTGGGTACTCCAACACAACAGGCACACAAAATACTGCAATTGGTTTAGGTGCTTTATATACAAATAGCACATCAAACGCAAATACAGCAGTAGGATATCAGTCAGCATATTCTACAACTGGTGCAAACAACAGCGCATTTGGTAATGGCGCTTTATATACAAATTCAACTGGTGCAAACAATACTGCAATAGGTTACGCAGCATTAGTTTCAAACACCACCGCATCTAATAACACAGCAGTAGGTTATCAGGCTGGTTATAGCAATACTACTGGCACACAAAATACGGCAGTTGGTTTAGCTGCTGGTTATGGACTTACAACTGGTTCATATTCGACAGCTATTGGTTATGGTTCATTAGGTTATTTTGCTAGTGCTTATACAACTGGTAGCTATAATACTGCCCTTGGTCATTCAGCACTTGGAAACAACACCACCGCATCTAACAACACAGCAGTAGGTTATCAAGCCTTTTATAGTAATACTACAAGTATTTCAAATACAGGCGTTGGTTATTTTGCTGGACAACAAACAACTGGACAATACAACACATTTATTGGTGTAGGTTCTGGTTATTTAGTTTCAACTGGTTCTAAAAATACAATTCTTGGTGCTTATACAGGCAACCAAGGCGGTCTAGACATCCGTACAGCAAGTAACTACATTGTGTTATCTGATGGTGATGGTAATCCTAGAATGGTAATTGATGGTAATGGTGCCTTCTTTGTTAATGGTGTTTTTGGTAGTGGTGCTGGCATTTCTTCAACATCAGCAACATCAGCAATTCAATGTTTTACAGCATGGAATCAAGGAACATCTGGAACAAGATATTTGCATTATTTTGGTTCAGGAGCAACATTTAGTGCTGTTGGTTCTATTACTTACAACGGAACAAATACACTTTACAACGCAACTTCTGACCAACGATTAAAAGAAAATATTGTTGATGCTGGTTCAGGCTTGGCAAAATTAGCAAATGTAAAAATTCGCAGTTTTGACTGGATTTCAAATAAACAACAAGTTGATTTTGGACTTATTGCTCAAGAATTAAATGATGTTGCACCTGAAGCTGTAACACAAGGAATTGATAATGAAGATGGTTCTATTGATAAACCTTGGCAAGTGGATGCGTCAGCTTTAGTTCCAGCAATGATTAAAGCTATTCAAGAACTCAACGCAAAAGTAACCGCTTTAGAAGCACAATTAGGAGCATAAAAATGGCAACAACTTACACAACAACTATTACCAATATGTTTACCCTTAATACACCTGACCCCGATTATGTGGTTAATGTGTTATTTACTGTATCTGGCACAGACGGCACTCATACCGCTTCTATTGACGGCAATATCCAATTTGCCCAAGAAGCTAAAGAGTCAGGCTTTATTCCTTACGCTAACCTCACCGAGCAAATCGTATTGGGTTGGATTAACGAAGCTACTGACAATCAGGCTAACTACTATGCCAATATTGACGGACAAATTGCATCAATGGTGACACCGCCCATTTCACCATCTAACACACCGCTGCCTTGGGCAACACAAGCAACACCAACACCCGCTGCATAATTTAGGGCAAGCCGTCAGCCCTTTTTGACGGCACATTTAGGAGAATGACATGGGAAACGACAAAAAGACCCCCATTACCATTAACGACAAAGAGTATCAATATGAGGACTTAACAGCGGAGCAACAAACGCTGTTCAATCATTGTATTGACCTTGACCGCAAGATTAGTTCAACCGCTTTTAACCTTGACCAAATGCAAGTAGGCAAACAAGCCTTCTTTAAATTGCTTGAAGAGTCATTGGCTAAAGCTGTTGAAGTTCCCACTGATGTAGTAGCCTCAGAGCCTGCTCCTGCAGTTCAATAATGCAAGATAACTTAGAAACTTCAGCGCATTTTGCCACTGCTGTTTATAGTATCAGCAAGCCTGACTTTTTACCGTCAGTGCTTGCTGTTTTTGATGAAGCAATTAAAAAACAACAGCAGTTAAAAGAAATCAATGCACTCTATCCTGTCTATATGACAGGAAATTTGTATATGGATCCACGATTAAATGATTTCAGCACTTATATTGCATCTACCGCATGGAATGTGCTGAACTCACAAGGCTATAAGATGGACGATAAGATTACTTATTTCCATTCTATGTGGGGACAAGAGCATCATAAAACATCAAATATGGAAGAGCATGCTCATAATGATGGTGTGCAAATTGTAGGCTTTTATTTTCTAGATTGCCCAGAAAATAGTTCGCATATGATCTTTACTGATCCTCGAGTAGGTAAGAACTTATTAGGAATGGTAGAAGCGGATCCTTCTAAGATCAGTATGGCATCTGCTCATATTAGTTTTAAACCTGAAGTTGGTAAATTGTATTTAACCAATGCTTGGTTAGCACATTCTTTTTCACGGCATAACAATGATAAACCATTTAAGTTTATTCATATGAATCTGTCTGTGCAACAAGCGCCTCCTCAGCAAGAGGTGACAATTGTATGATGAACAAGTACTTGGTCAGATACAACAAAACACGAGGACAACCAGGCAGAGGAACAATTGAACATGTATGGAGAGTATTTGAAAATGGTAAAGAATTTTTATGCAAGCATATCAAAATTGAAGTTCCTGTCCACGATGAAAGAACTGGTGAAGACTGGTCTCTCTGCGGTTATGGCTATATGGAAATCAATAAAGAAGAATCCCTAATCACTATTAAAGCTACTAAGGAGTAATCATGCAATTCTTAAAAGAAATTGAAGCACATTTGGAAAACTTTGAATCAAAAGCCAAAGAAGAAATTCAAAAGTTTATTGACCATTTATATACAAAGTATCAACCGGTGACTGATGCAGTAGTGCCACCTCCTGCACCATTGACTGTTACTACTCCTGTGCCAGCACCTGTTACTTTGGTTCCAGTTTGCGCACCTGCAGCGGATGCAACACCAGAACCAACGCCGGAACCTGTATCAGCACCTGAGATAACAGTAACGTTACCTGAAGACAATACATCTGAAGTAACAATCACTCCAGCACCAACTACTTGCGCACCTGCAGCTGAATAAAGTGTTTATCATGGATCCAATAGAACTACAAATTAACGAAACAGACAAGCGTCTAATGGTCCATGAAGCTGTTTGTGCGGAGCGCTATGAAGGTATTCAAGATGCACTTGCTAAAGGTGTTAAACGTATGCAAAAAATTGAATATCTTTTATACGCAGTCATTGCTGCTGTCCTGTTAGGCCCTAACTTTGCAGCTAAAATGTTAGAAAAGTTTATAGGTGGATAATGCCTGAATTCTTAACTCATCTTGTTACAGGTAAAGACAATAAAACTCATGACATTGGTCGTTGGACTTGGTTAATTGGGTTTATAGCGGTTATCTGTATTGCTGCATATGAAGTACTTCAAGCCAAGTCTATCAGCTTAACAGAGTTTGCAGAAGCTTTAGGCATTGTCTCTGGAGCTGGTGGGGCTGCTGTAGCTATGAAACAAAACTCAGAACCTGGAGATAGTAATGGATAATCAATTGGAAACTGCAAAAGAAGTTGCTGGTAAATCAATAGGCAAAAATGGTCTTGCTTATATTACTGCAATTATTCTTATTTCTGTTGGTGCAAGTATTTTTTTAGATTCAGCAAAAATTGCCGCAGTTATTGGTATGGCTGGTAGTGCATTAATGGCTATTATCAATATGATGAATGGTGTTGCTGGTACTACCGAAAAAGAAGAAAAGCCAGAGTTTCAAGTTATACAACAACTTATTCAGCGTTTAGATCATCTTGCTGAAAAAGAACCTCCAATGTCAGTAAGCGTTGATGGAGATAAAGTAACAGTTACTAAAGGTTCTGACACTATTACTACGAAAAAATAATGTTTCCGCTACCTATTTCCACTTATATCTATATTGCCATAGCACTTGGCACTGCATTCATTACTCATAGAGTTGATGGCTATTATTCTGAAAAAGAAAAGTTAGAAGCTGTGCAGCATGTGGTTGAAGTACAAAATAAAGTGGTCAATGACCAAGCTATGATTAGCCAACAAACACAAAAGGACAAAGATGACCTCCAAACTCGTTATGATGACGCTATTGCTGAGCTTAGAGGCTTGCGGAACACCCACACCGCAGATGGTAAACCCACCTCCCTTGCAATATCAAATCAAGGACTCAGATTACTTGAATCAGATGCAGAAGTTCTTATCGGATTTGCAAGACAATGCCAAACCTCAGAAATAGAGCGGAATGATGTGATTAATAAATATAATGCTTTAATGGTGACTAAATGACCGAGAACTTTGATCATTCATTAGACTTAGTGCTTAAGTCAGAAGGTGGGTTTGTTAACAACCCAAAAGACCCAGGCGGCATGACCAACTTAGGCGTAACTGCAAACACATGGGCAAGCTTTAAAGGCAGAAACACTAATGAAAAAGAAATGCGATCTCTTACAAGAGATGATGTTGCCCCTTTATATGAAAAGAAATATTGGGATGCTTGTAAATGCGATGACTTACCTTCTGGCATTGACTACCTTGTATTTGATTTTGCAGTAAACTCAGGCCCAGGGCGGTCTGTCAAAATACTACAAAGAGCTCTTGGTCTGCCTGAAGATGGTGCTGTTGGCCCTGTCACAATTCAGACCATTGATGTCATGGATAAAACAGAACTAATTGCTAGGTTCTCAGATGCTAAGAAGCAGTTTTATGAATCATTACCGACTTTTGCTACTTTTGGCAATGGTTGGTTAAAACGAGTTGATGAAGCTCGTGTTAATGCTAGTAATATGTTAGGATAAAAAATGGCTACCTCCTGTACTCCCGCATGTACCGCAGCAGCGGCAATGACTTACAATAGTCTAATTACTGATGTCACTCAGTACTTAGAGCGGAATGATACAGCTGTTGTTAATCAGATTCCTCAGTTCATTATGCTGGCTGAGTTTGAAATTGCACAAGAAATCAAAACACTTGGTCAATTAAGTGTAGTAGAAAGTACTATGAATGCAGGTAATCCTGTTATTCCTAAGCCAGCAAGATGGAGAAAAACCACATCGTTTAACATTACCAATGCAGGTGTGAAGCAGCCTGTATATCTTCGTAAGTATGAATATTTAAGAAATTATGCCCCAACTAGTGGCGCAACTAGTGTTCCTTTATACTATTGTGATTATAATTATGACAACTGGTTAGTCGCTCCTACGCCTGATCAGGCATACACATTTGAAGTTCTTTACTATGAGAGGATTCCGCCTTTGTCTTCATCAAACCAGACAAACTGGATCACACAGAATGCACCAAATGTGATGCTATATGGTACGCTGCTTCAAGCAATGCCATTTTTAAAGAATGACCAAAGACAAATATTTCAACAGAAATATACTGAAGGAATGCAAGCTCTCAAGTTGGAAGATCAGCTTCGTATTGCTGACCGTCAAGCAATTGCTCAGGATAGTTAATTATGACCACATATACAAATCCATTCACTGGGCAGACTGTATCACCTGCTCAGGTATCTTATGAATCATTAACCATATCAACAAACACCACATTACAGTGGCCTATAAATGGTACAAGTTCTTCACTTACGACTGCAAATATTATAGAAGTAACTGCCACTATAGGTGGTTTAGATTTGTTGCTGCCAGTAGCTACTCAAGTCTCTGTAGGTGAAGCTGTTATTATTCGTAATATTGGGTCAAACTCATTTACTGTCACAAATAATAGTGGCGGAACCATTATTAACATTGCTTCTGGCATTGCAGAATACATCTACTTAACCGATAATACAACCTCCAATGGTACATGGGCAACTATTACTTTTGGTGCAGGCACATCATCTGCTAATGCTTCAGCTCTTTCTGGATATGGTCTATATCCTATTACAACAACGCTGAATCAGCAGTATGTTACGACCAACTATTATGCAAATCAGACTCTTGATGCCACTAATCGAGCTGAGTTTGTAGTTTGGTCAAGTGGTGCAGGAACCATAACACTTCCTCCTTCAGCATCTGTTGGCAATGGCTGGTTTGTGATGATTGCCAATGACGGTACAGGAATTCTGAACATTGGATTGCAAGGTACTGACACAATAGATGGTAATACATCTAAGCAATTACAAATTTCTGAGTCATTTGTGGTTGTGTGTAATGGTTCGGGATTTAACAGCTTTGGTTACGGACAAGCTACTCAGTTTGCATTTACACAGTTAGCACTTGTAGTCTCCGGTGGAACACTGACTGAGACTAATGCACAAGCATCTAACTTAATTCAAGAGTTTAGCGGTAACTTAACATCAAATCAAATTATTATTCTACCTTCTACTGTTCAGCTATATTCAGTTACCAATAATACAACTGGCTCATTTAACTTAACATTTAAAACTGTATCAGTCGGTGGTGCAACTGTTACTGTGCCTCAATCAACTAGTGTGATTCTAATTTGTGATGGTACTAATGTTTATAATGCGACTTCAGGAGCAGTTAGCTCAATCACTTCATTGACTTTAGGCAATGGCTCTACGGCAGTTCCTTCTTTGAAGTTTACCGGCGATCTAAATACTGGTATTTATTTACCGTCTACTGGAACATTAGGTTTTGTTATTGGAAATACAGAAGCTGGGTATTTAGACTCTACCGGATTACATGTATTTAATGGCATTAGTGGAGGGACATTTTGACCACTAATGTTATTTCCCTCAATATTCCTGCAGGAATTCAGCGAGATGGTACTCAGTTTGACTCACCGATGTACGTTGATGGGCAATGGGTCAGATTTCAGCGCGGTCGTCCTCGTAAGATAGGTGGGTACAAAGGCATCTTTTTAAGCGCGCTTGAAGTAAGTCGTGGTATGACCATGCAATCACAGCAAGGTCTAAACTATGTCTATTCAGGTTCACAAAATTATTTACAAGCTTGGCAAACTGATAATGATGATGGTGTAGGCTCAGGCCCGATTAATATTACATTAAATAACTTTACAGCAAATGAGAATAACTTATGGCAGTTTGATATTGGTTATAACTCTAATGGATCAGGTCAGCTTCAAGTGGTTGCACACCCAGGTCAAAATCTAACTGATATTGATAGCACTATTAACGTCCCTGTACTGTCAGGTGATTTTCCATATGGAGCTTTGTCCAAAGTTGGCGTCTTTACAGCCACTGGAACATTAACTGGTACATCATTTGTTATTAGCTCTGCCAACTATAAAATCGGACTAGGTCAGACAGTAACAGGTGCTAGCTTACCTGCAAATACGGTAGTGACACTAGTATCGATTACAGGTTCTACTACCACTGTGACTTTAAGTAGTGGCGGTGGTTCAGGTACACAAACATTGACATTTGATAATAATATCTCTGTGTCAGGCGGAGCTTGCATGATTTATCCATACCTTTTTGTGTATGGAAACAATGGCTTAATTCAAAATAACTCAGCAGGTGACTTTACAAACTGGACAGGTGCTGATGCTAACTCAAACAATGTGTCAAGCACAAAAGTAGTTAAAGGCATGGCACTTAGAGGCGGAACTACATCGCCTTCTGGTTTATTCTGGTCACTTGATCAGCTTACACGTGTGTCATATAGTCCTACCACTGTAGGATCATCTGTATTGTATTGGCGTTATGACATTATTAGCACACAGACATCCATTATGTCTAGTTCTTGTGTTATTGAGTATGATGGTATATTCTATTGGTGTGGTGTAGATCGATTCTTAATGTATAACGGTGTTGTACAAGAAATTCCTAACACTACAAATCAAAACTATTTCTTTGATAACTTGAACTATACGCAGCGACAAAAAGTTTGGGCAATGAAGATTCCTCGTTGGGGTGAGATCTGGTGGTTCTATCCTGCAGGTGATTCTACCGAGTGTAACAATGCCATTATCTATAATGTACGTGAAAAGACTTGGTATGATGCTGGTTTTGCTCCTGCAGCAAATCGATCAGCAGGTGTGTTCTCTGAAGTATTCCGTTATCCTATTTGGGCAGAGAATGTGCAGAATATTGCAGGTACATACACATTATGGCAGCATGAAATTGGCACTGATGAAATCTTTTTAAGCACAGTAAATGCTGTTGAATCGTATTTTGAAACAAATAGTATTGGTTGGGTAAGAGGTGGTCCTGGGCAAGCATCCATAACAGGACCAAATAAATGGATTCGCTTAGAACGTATAGAACCTGACTTTGTACAATCTGGACAAATGAGTGTAACAGTCACAGGTAGAGGCTATGCAGATGATACAGATATTACCACTGCGCCTTATACATTTGATCCTGACACTTTAAAGATTGATATGCGTGAACAAAGACGTGAAATGAGACTTCGCTTTACAAGTAATACAGAAGGCGGAAACTATCAGCTAGGTAATGTTCTATTAAGCGCTGATATTGGTGATGAACGCTCTACAGGTAACCCATAATGGTAGTCTATGATCCACGCGGACTAACATGGGACTATTGGTGTTCCAGAATGGCTGATTTGTTTGCAGCAAATCAGCTAGGCACAGTGTCTGAAGATAAATGGAGAGACTGGGCAGATGGTATGCAAGGTATTGGATATTTTGTAAACTCTGCTGTACCTGATCCAAGAGGTTTTGATGAATGGTATCAATGGGCTGAATCATTAGTAGGTATTATGAATGTAGATACAAGGCAACTTTAAAATGACACCAGAACAAATTATCGCGTATGAAACTGGCCGTAAAGGCATGAACTCTAATGTAATCTTAGCCAAGCTAAGAAAGCATATACATGAGCATGATGCTAATTTACTACAAAAGCATGATACATTAATGTACTTAAAAAGAATTGATGATCATAATGCCGACGTGCACTTTATTACAATCGATGCGCCATTGGTTTTATCCAGCGCAATTAAGTATTTTTTAGACTTAGCTAGAAAGCACGGAATTAAAGTGCTTCATACATCTTCTAAGAACCCTAAAGTAATGCAAGCTTTACAGTCAAATCATGCTCATGTTATGAGATCTCCACAAAGTCCTTCAAAATTGGCAATCATTTTATAATGGCTAAAACTGTAGAACAATTTAAAGATTGGTGGATTAAGTCAGGAAGACCGTTTCGTCCTCCATTTAAGAATTGTATTCATACAACTGACATTGCATATTCTTTGTGCTTATACAGAGAAGGACAATATCAAGTAGAGCTATATGTATGTAAACCTAATACTGAGTCTCCAATGCACAGTCATCCAAATGTAGAATCAATATCTATGTATTTAACAGGTGACTTATCTTTTTCAGACAGCCAAGGTAATTTTGCTGATTTATCCGCATATCAATACCCGAAACAAGATAGGTCGCATATGCTATTAGGAAAGACTGCTGATAAGAACAATGGAACACCTCATGCATTGAAAACTGGATCAAGAGGCGGCTCATTTTTAATTTTTGAGCATTGGTTAAAAGACAATCCATCATCAGTAACTACGCACTGGGAAGGTGAATATGTAGGACCAATGCATGCAAAAACAATAGAGGTTAATCATGTGGTCTAATGTTACTGAATTTAAACAATGGTGGTTAAAGAGTCGACCATTACGTCCTCCGTTTGATCAAGCATCATTTATTACAGATTTAGCTTATTCTCTTTGTTTATATAGAGAAGATGCATTTCAAATTGAGCTGTACATACTTAAACCTAATAGTACTGCTCCATTTCATTCTCACCCAGGAGTAGATTCTACTTTTATTTATTTAGGCGGCAATCTAGAATTTGGACTAGAAGATGGAACATTTCCTGATTTGTCTGAATTTCAAAAAGCTAAAGAGAACGGGGCACATATGCTATTAGGTAAGTCTGCCGATGCACCTGATGGTATGCTACATTCTGTTAGAACATTTAAAGAAGGCGGTGCATTTTTAAGTTTTGAGCATTGGAAAGAAAAAGAGCCTGATTCAGTAGTGTTAAATTGGACTGGGGAGCCTGATGGTAAAGTACATGCACAAATATTAGGAAAATGATTACATTTCAGAAAGAACAAGTTGAAACATTTAGCATATGGGAACAAGAAGCAAATGAGTTAATTCTTCAGCATTATGAAGAACTAGTAACGCAAAAAGAAGTGATGCAGTTAAAATTAAATTTAAAAGCATATAGTCAGTTATATGATAAAGATATTTTGGAAATACATACAGTGAGAGATGACGGCAAAATGATTGGTTATAGTACATGGATTATTAATAAGCCAATGCAATTTTCTGACACTCTTGTTGCAAATTCAAATGCTTTATTTTTAAGATCTGATTATAGAAAAGGCATATTAGGAATGAAGTTTATTAAATGGTCTGTAGAAGAAATTAAGAAGAGAAAACCTTCTAGAATATTTTTACATGTAAAACCATTTATGGACTTTAGTCCGATATTGGAAAGAATAGGCGCAAGTCTTTTTGAAACAACATATCTTATTACGGAGTAAATTATGAGTTGCGTCGTTTGTGTACCTATTGTTAGCTGTATTGTTGATTGCGTTGTAGGTGTGTGCATGCCAGGTATTAGCTGTTTACTACCTTGTTGTATTGGCTGTTTAAATCCTTTCTGTGGGCCTAGTTGTGGGCCTACAAGTACTCCAGGTTGTGGTGCAGTACCTTGTGCACCTGAACCTCCTACATGCACACCTACACCTCCTACATGTCAGCCTGCTCCTGTTCACTGTTATAGTGCTCCTTATTGTGGACCATATAATGCCAGTGGAACATGTGCTGCTGCACAAGCTGCATTAAAAGCTGCAGGTACAACTGCTGCTACAACGCTAGGCAAACAAGTTCTTGCAGGCTTATTTTCACCTTGTGCACCTAGTAGAGGCGCAAAAGCACAGTCCAATGTAGGAAGTGCTCTGACTTCATCAGGTGCAAGCATGGTTGGTGGATCTTCAGGAAGTGGATCTTCAGGTGGCGGTGGTGCTTTACCTACTCCATTACAGAGTGCCGGATTAGCAGCTGCTCCTGTTTATAACACAAATGCAAATATTCTTAAACCATTGACACAGTTAGAGAATTTAAACGGAACACCTGAGTCTCAATCAGCTACTGCACCTCAGACATTAGCAGCTACAAACTTACGAGTAGGCGATCCTACTGGTATGCCTACTCAAGCTATGAGTGCATCAGCACAGCCTAATCCGTATGCTGCTTTATATCAAACAATGCTAGGCGGTCTAGGTACATCGAACCCTTCACCGGGTTATCCAGTAGCTGCAGAAGGTGGTAGTCAGGCCGACATTCTCCAAAGATTCCAAGATCAGAATCAAAGAAATAGATCTGGCGCGCTTATGAATTCCGGATTAAAATTACTCAGTGGACAAAAAGCAGGTGGCGCACAGCATGAAGAGAATGGTGAACATAGAGAACATGTACCAGAATTCATTACTGGTGCCACTGGGCATTATGTAAAAGGCAAAGGTGATGGACAATCTGACGATATCCCTGCTATGCTGGCTGACGGTGAGTATGTTTTTGACGCCGATACTGTTGCTGCTTTGGGTAACGGTTCTAGTGATGCTGGCGCCAAACTTTTAGACCATTTTAGAGAGTCTTTACGTGAGCATAAACGATCAGCAGCTTCTGACAAAATACCACCAAAAGCATCACCACTGGCATATATGAAAGAAGCGCTTAAACGGCATTCGAAAGGTTAATTATGGCACTACCATCAGCATCACCTGCAGTTCCTTGTATTGGCGTAACTGCAGGATCACCACAAGGAGGCACATTTACTCAAGGGGCTGCCCTTCCTAATATTACGACTACGCAGACATCAGCAACAGCTGCTCCTCAGTTTTATACTTGCTATTTAAGTAATTTAGCAAGTCAAGGTCAGCAAGCTGCTCAAAATGCTCAGTACGTTGGTGCTCAGCCATTGCAGCAACAAGCATTTTGCCAAGTTGCTAAGAATGCAGGCAATTATCAACCCACATTAAATTCTGCAATTTGTGCTGCTAATCAAGTTAAAGGAACCAATTTAGCATGTGCTGTTGGTAATTATGGTCAGTCTAATATTGCTATGAACTTGGCACCACAGACAACTGCAGGCATAGTTGGCGCCGGACAGTTTGGATCGACTAGAGGTGCTGGTGCATTAGCACAAAATTTATCTAATGCAGACTTAGGAATTACACAGTTACAAGAGCAAGCATTACAGCAATGCCAAGCCAATAAGCTAGCAGCTGCTAATACACTTGAAAACTTGGCTACAACACAGCAGAATTTAGGTATTGGTTGCGTGAATGCGCTTTCTACATTAGGCGCTCAACAACAAACCATTGCACAGAATCAACAATTATTTCCATTACAGCAACTAACCAATGAGTCGGCATTGTTACGTGGTTATACAATGCCTACATCATCTGCATCATCATATACAGGCCCAATTCCTGGTGCTTATGCAGCATCCCCATTACAACAAATTGCGGGTATGGGAGCATTAGCAGCTGGTATCAGTTGTACAGCTCTTGGAAAAGCAATTGGCACAGGCGCATCAAAAGCAGTATGCTCTATATCAAATTACTTATTTGGTAAGAACAATTCTACTAATCCTCAGCCAGGCGTATGTGGCCCAACTCCTTGCATTCCACCGAATGCCGTTTCAGGCGCATGCGGTAACTATGGTCCGACACCTACCGGCGGTAACATAGCTTGTTATTATTCATGCTGTGCATTTAATTAAAGGTTAAGTTATGGCAACATCACCACTAAATGCATTAAAAGATGCTCCAGTACCTACAGAAATTGGCGGAGATGAAGACTATTCATCAAAATATATCGATGCCTTAAATAAAATTAATGAAACTCTGAATCAACGTACAAGCCAGCCAATGAACTGGTTTAGTGTGGCTGGTGCATTGCTAAAACCTGGTCGCACAGGAAATGCAGGTGAAGCAATTGGAAATGCAGCTGATGTAGTAGGCCAACAAGTCGAAAGACAAAGACAAGAAGAATTACCAGTAGCACAGATGAAAGCCGAGATTCTAGGTAAGCAATACCAAGTTGGCAGACAGCTGCAAGGTAATAAGATTCTAGGCAGTATTTTAGGGACTGATCCATCCACTGCAAGACAGTCATTAGAATCAGGCAACGTACCTGCAGGTATTAGCCGTCTTGCCAATGGTAAGCAACTAGCAGCATTAATGTATTACGACAAAGATGCAGGGGCTGCCTTAAAAGCAGGCATTGATGTTGAGCAAAAGCAAATGGAAAATGCCATTAAACTTCTTGACTCAGGCGTTGATATGTCAAAAGCAACTGCTAATATGAGTCCAGACCAAAAGAAAGAGTTTACTGCTAATATAGATGCATATAGAAATATGCTCGGTATTCCTGGGCCTCATAGCAATAATGCACAGTCTTTAGTAGAAGATCCTGCAATCGCTGCTAAGAATGCAGGCGTTCCTGTAATTCGTGGTCTTGGCTCTAATGAGAAGTTATATGCTGATAGTGTGGCAAATGGTACTCCTGGAATTCAGCCAAATGGGCTACCTGTTGCTAAACCAGGAACCAGTATGCATGAAAAAGGTGCTGCATTGGATGTTGATTCTAAGAGTCTTACACCACAAGGCCGTCAATGGTTAGAAGACAATGGCTATAAACAGCCTATGCCGGATCGAGATCCTAATCATTGGGAGCTTGCTTCTGTAACAGCAGCAAAGCCAACAGTAATTAGTGGCACATTAGTACAACGCCCTGATGAAACTCAAGAACAGTTTAATGCTCGTAAGAAAGAAATTGAAGCACCGCAAATTAAAGATGCAGCAGAAGTGGCATCTGGATTAAGTAAGATTGATACTGACAGTTTAACAGCTTCAAACTCTGATTTAAATGAGCTGAAGAAGATTGCAGCTAGACCTGATGCTAATAAGATCTTTGCACCGTTGCAATTGCAAGGTGGTGAAACTTATGCTCAAGCAGCTACGAAGGTTGCTATTCAACAGTTTAAAGAAGGCATGAATGTTACTGCAGGTAGTATTCATGCTGGTGTTGGTGTAAACTTTGAGCCAGTATATCAGAACTTAAACTTAAGTCCGGATCAAAAAGTAGCTGCTGCTAAAGCACAACAGATCATTGCGCAACAGGTGATTAATAACATTATTGCCAATAAGACTAAGGCATTTGGTGGATCACGCGTGACTAACTATCAAGACCAACAGTTATCAGCACTAAATGCTAATATGAATCAGCTGCCTAAGTTTATTGGTGGTTGGGCAACAAGGCGTCAAGTGGATAATGCAGCATTACTAGATGCTCAAAATGAATGGACTAACTTTCAAAGACAGTCATTACAAAAGAATCAACCTGCCGATCCTCGTGCATTTATTCTAAGTGATACATACTTAAAAGACTTGCCGCAACGGCACAGAGAACACATTGAAAAAGTAAACAAATTCTATGGTGAACAATAGAGGTTAATATGGCAGACACAAAACAATACAATCCGTATGATACCGTTACATTAGGCGATACGCCTATTACTTCACCTGATGCATCTGATAAGATTAATAATAGCCCATACAGTAATATTACTTATGACAAGCCATCATCTAATGCATCTGTTACTGTTACAGGCGCACCTGCTGATTATTTAGGTCCTGCATTAGGAGGTGCTGCTGTCGGTACAGCTGCTGCTAAGTATGGTCCTCAGCCATATAATCTAGCACCTGATTTTCTTAAAGATCAAGAAGCTTTGTCAGGTAAAATTGCAGCGCACAATAAAGCAGCAGACTTACTTGACATGGCAAGAACTGAGCATGCATCTACATTTGACACTGCTCATCAGTTACACATGGATAAGTTAGAAGCATTAAAAAATGCAGAAGACATGTTAGCACAAGCTACCGAGCATGCACAACAGTTAGATGCTATTCCTCCTGAAGGAGCAGGTCAAAAGTGGATTCCTACATCAGCAGCTACAGGAACACCAACAGGCGCAGCAGAAACTACTGTATCAGAAGCAGGCCAATTATCTAGGCTTGCTAAAGACAGACCGCCTGGGTATAACCTCACAAATTCAGGCATTTGGGTGCAAGGTCAAGGTGATGTTGCACCAATTCTGACCAAAGAGCAAGAAGCTGCTAAAGCAGCAGCTGCTAGAAATTATATAGCAGCACAGCAATTAAGAGATACACACCAAAAGATTGCAGCTCAGTCAGCAGCTGAATTAGAGAAAATGAAGAAAGCTGTGCCCTCTAATGTAACTAATTTACAAAAGCGATTAAATGATTTAGCAATTGAACGTGCTGAAATTGAGCAAAGACTAAAAGCTAAGACACCATCTGCATCTACTGTTCAACAATTTTTATCTGAAAAAGTTCCTTATGCGGATAAAGCAATGGAAGCTCTTGGAGAAGTGAATAATTTTATTAACAAAACTCCTGGTCTTAAGTATGCAGCTCCAGCATTAAGTGCAGGTTTAGGTGGTCCTCAAACATTTGCAGGCATGCAACACTACAATGAAGGCCAAAAGCTTAAAGGTGCTTTAGAAATGTTAAGTGGTACAGGTGGAGTGATCGGAGCATTTCCTCATCCTGCGACAAGAGCTGTAGGTGCTCTTGCGCAGGTCCCATATATGGGGTATGAGTTAGGTGAATACTTGCATGATAAGCTTTATCCACCTAAGTAAGTCTGATACTTTTTAACTGCTCGATTAACTTCTTGCTTATGCATACCAAATAACCGAGCTGCATGAGACTGAGACTGTAAGTCAACAACTACTAAATACAAAGCATCCATGAGATGGTCAGACCATCGAGGACGTTGTAACCTAAAGTACTTAAAGTAATTAAATCGTTGCTGTTTAGTCATATGACTAAGATTAAATTTAATAGCTGCCCAGTTCTTATTTGCCATGGATATGCCTCATTTCAATAGCATCAATTTGTTTTAACAAGTCTTCCCTGATTCTTAAATAAGTCTCACTGCCTGGGAATTCATCACGACCGATTGGATGGTAGAACTGATCTTCACACCAATCAAAATTATCATTCTTCTTATTTGGTGGGAATATATTGGTTTTACCTTTGGCAGATTGACGTTGATAGAAAGCATCAGGTTTACGGAAATCAACCAATCCTTTTAAGAATGGATAGACTTTTAATACTTCTAACCATAGTTTCATGGCAATAATGTTATCTACTGTTGTTTGAATCTGTTCATCACCGCGCATGATGCAGTAACCAATAAGGTCTTTAATTGTACAGCGTACCATATAAAAGTGTTCAAAATTGCGAGGCATAATAGTACGGGTATCAAGGCCATGAACAAGACCACTATCAAGCATGTCAACATAGAGATCACGAGCCATTGTAGTAATTTGTTTGTATCTTTCGAAAAAATCAGCATTTGCCATAATCCCCGGTTTAACCATTACTCTGTCATCTCGCATATCCCTGTCACCATGAACTTGGGCCGCAAAACTAAACAGACGATGGCGTATTAAATGAGTTGTATCAATCATATCCATACCATTAACCGACCAAGTAATGTTGATCGTCTCCATGGCAGTAGGTAGCAGTTCATAACGGAATAGCTCATCAATGGTTTGGTCAATTTGATCCTCTGGAAAGTCCCATTGGATCTTGTCATTCCATGTATTTAATAAAAAGACGGATATAGTTTTTCTAAACTCTGCAACTGTAGGTGCATGAACTAGTTTAACATCAATACATTCTAATTGATTCATGAACTGGATTGGTTCTGTCTTTTTACCAAACTTCAGTGTTGTATGCATTGGCTGAAGATTTTTCATTTCTGATTTATGGATTTTTGGCATTTTCTACTCTCTTTAGTAAGTGTAATTCAACAAGGCGTGCATAACCGGCAATATCTCGCCAACTATCCACATGGTCTGGTGTAACAGCTAATCTAGATAATTTCATGGCTATCTTAGAAAAATACATTTGATAAACCAATCCCATTTCAAGGCCATAATGATGCTTATAACGGTCTTTTAATAGCTGAATGATTTGAGCTTCCAATGTAATTCCTTCAAAAAAGTCGCCATAAACTTCACCACGTTCTTTAATGACTTGATCAGTGGTTGTCATTTCTCTTGTGCCTTTCTTAACAATGTTTATTAGCAATAATCATCATAAAAGACTGAAAAATTACAATAATACTTAAAATAGTTATCGTTACTCTGCTCCAAAATGTAGTCATTTCTCTTGTGCCTTTTCTGCAATCCATTTCCAACCAAGCAATTCTTCTGTGTTTTTAATGTGAGTTGGGTTTAATGGCGCATATACCGCAAATCTTGTTGACCAACCGCCTTCTACGGTAGGTGTAATCTGCCACCATCCAATAGGCTCAGGAGATTTCAAGATTGTGTATTGGCTCATATCTCGGTTGATTGTTAAATCGTTACCATTCATTTCTCTTGTGCCTTTTTTAGTATTTCTCTAGCATTATTAAATCCATCAATAAGACCTGTTATATACATATCCATATAACCGCTTTCTTCAGCATCTTTAACCAATTTATCCAAGTCTTGTTCTGTTAGTGCCTTTGCTGGGTGGGTGTAGAGTGGAATACAAGGCTGTTCAATATCAAAAGATATGTTTAATGCTGCACCCAAGCTAGTAAAAAGCACACCATCTACCATCCACGCTACTGGTTCATTGTTCATTTCTCTTGTGCCTTTTCTTCAGCAATAAAACTAACTGGCAGTTCGGTTGGTGGATTTAATACAAAATGCGGAACTGCATAAGGGTTATACAAGTCTTCTTGCGGTCTGGTTAATTCTCTAATTTCATTCAATACATCTTCATTTATTGTGCAAGTCCAAACATGGTCTGTTTTATAAAACCGCAAACTAAATTTTCCTATTGGAATTTCTTTGAACGCTATTATCATTTCTCTTGTGCCTTTCTCATTTAACACCCCATATCAAATAAGCATTGATAATTCCAATAAAATACATAGCAATAGCCAATAACAATCCTTTGTCTTTGCAATCTAACTTATTCATTTCTCTTGTGCCTTTCTTAGTATTTCTAACACTTCACCACAACACACTTTCACTGCGTTATAGGCTTCTGGCATATTTTCATCAGCACACCAATACGCTATCCCCATAATCGCTATACGCACTTGCTCTATTTCCTCATCTGTTAGTGTCTTTGCTGGATGGGTGTAGAGTGGAATAATTGGTTCTTCACCTTTTTCTTTAATAATATTTGCAAGATTTTCATCTTTAGTAATTAAATATCCATTTTCTGTCATCCACGCTACTGGTTCATTGTTCATACTTTGTATGCCTCCAGTTTATGAGCTAGCACAGCCATGCGCTTTGCACTATTGGTGTATACATCTACCATATAACCAGTATTGCCCATTTTGATTTCATTATCGGCATATTGTAGACATTGAAGTGCATCACAATAATGAACCACCAATGCTTCTGGTGTATCATTATGGTACATATCACAGAATTCACGTACCTGTTCTGGAAAGTTTTCTACTATCTGTGCTTCTGCATCTTTAAGTGCATCGGCAACATGTGGGTAATTCTTTTTGACGAGATGGTTAACATCTGATATTTCCATCTCTGCTAAATCATGGCATAAAGCAATCTTTAATGCTATATCAACATCAAATTCATATTCTTTAGACATCATTAAAACACCAAGAGCTACAAAGAAACTATGAGTAGCTACGGATTCTGGATGAACTACAGGTTTCATAGAGTATCGTTTTGTGTGCTCTAATGAATAACTTCTCATAAAGAAGTCTAGGTCTTTTTCATTCATAGTCAATAGCCTCTTTAGACCAATCCTTACGAGTAAAGCGCTGAGTTTCCAACACATCTTCTAATGCATCACGAAGCTGAGTATATGAAGTGCATACTGATCCAGATGCAGCTAACATAATATTGAATTTTTGACCTTTTTGTGCCGTTGTCCAAAGATAGATAATCGGAATATTCTTTGCACTACAATAGCCTGCTTCAAAGATTGTGCCTGTGTCTTTGTCATCAGTAATACAGACCAATAAAGTCGTTTTATCCAATGCAGCCATGTTAGATGCAAAGACTTCTTCAGGGGTTGTAATACCAGGCATAAACAAACTTTCATCTTTAGGGCTGAAAAAAGGAATTTGTTTATCTTCTAGAATCTCTTTAACAAACTCTAAACGTCTGATTTGAGTTTCATTAAAAAACGGGGCTGCTATATACACATATAAGTTATCCAGCATTGTTTTCTCCAAGTTGTTTTGCTATATTGATTAAAAGATCTTGTGCATCTTTTGGGTTATACATCACAACATCGCCATGCTGACTGATATAGTGAAGTTGGCCTGTTTCTTTGGCTTTGTATAGTTCTCGTTGTTGCCATTTTGCATTGGCTTCCATCCATTTTTGTGCATCTTTATCTGCTTGATTCATGATTTATCCTTTTTAGTTAACAACAAATCATTGTACCATGTGTTTACTTATAAGTAAACACTTATTTTTCTTTTGCATATGCTTTAACTGCATTCATAAGACTTTGTTGCGTCTTATCTTTACCTTCAATTGCTTTAATAATAGCTTCATCAATAGTTTTTCTACCAATAATCTGGTGAATGATAATGTTATTTCTTTGTCCTTGACGGTAGAGTCGTCTTACAAACTGCTCATAGATTTCTAAGGACCAAGTATTACTAAACCAGATCACAGCATGACCAGCTCCTTGTAAGTTTAAGCCATGCCCTGCAGATTGTGGATGGGCAAGAAGCACAGGAGTTTTACCTTCATTCCATACATTAATAATCTTAGTTAGCTTATCACCTGAAACTCCTGATCCAATCACTGGCGCCGATGGAAATGCTTTCTTAAGTCTGTCTAAATCATGCTTAAAATGGTAGCCAATCAAGCATGGCTGCCCTGATAATTCTTCTACTATATCAATCACCGCTTCCAGTTTGGCATCGTGTATATGCTGTACTTCGCGCTCTGATCCGTCTAAATAGACTGCCCCATTAGAAATTTGCTGGCATTTACCAATAGCAACTGCTGCTGTAGATGCAGTAACTTGGCCACTTTCTATATCAAGTAATAGCTTGTCTTCAAGCTCTTTATACTTCTTAAATGCTTCAGGCGGAAGATCCACATATACTTTATTGGTGATTAGCTCAGGTAGTTCTAGATAGTCTTCAGCCGACATTCTTAATACTTTATCAGCCAATGCTTCATAAATTCGTTCTTCGGCACCTGTTTGTAAAGCCCATGTATAACCGCCATACCCACTAGGATAGAAGTAGTTTGCTCTAAAGTGTGTTACATATTTACCAAACGTGGCTCCACGGTCAATTACAAGCTGTGGCCCAAATATATCCATTAATCCATTAGATGCTGGAGATCCTGTTAATCCAATTCGTCTAGGAAAGTGATCTAATAAAGGGCTTAAAGACTTAAATCTTTGTGTACGAGTATTTTTTAAATAGCTTATTTCGTCCACAATAAGCATGTCATAAGGTAGTTTAACTCCTAACCTTCTAAAGGTATTGGATAACCATGCCAGACCATCAAAGTTAACCACATGAATGGTTGCCTTATCATGGATTTTCTTGTCTTTCTGAGGGCCATGAAGCACACTGCAAGTAATGTCTTTAAAGTTATCCCATTTTTGTATTTCATCAGGCCAAACTGCATAGCAAGGTCGTAAAGGCGCTATAACTAAGACTTTCTTTACTGCATTGGCTTCAATTAATAACTTGATTGTTTCAAGCGTAATTGCGGTTTTTCCTAGCCCTGGGCTTAGCCATAATTGGCCTGAACCATTTTCTAGGAGAAACTTAATTGCTTTTGTTTGGTACTCGTGTGGCTTCCAAAGCATTGGTAATTTCCTCTTTTGTTCTTAATACGAGTACGCAATGATGATGTAATCGTAATAACATATGTATATGTTCTTGTCTAGCTGATAACTTTCCTGTTAGTGTTTTTAGCTCAATCCATAGCACTTTATTAAACGGCAAAACAACAAGACGGTCAGGGTATCCTGTACTGAACTTTAAATGCAGCTTAATTGATGTAGTCTTTAAGCGTTTGCATTCTGCTGAAAAATGTCTTTCCAGATCTCGTTCAAGTACTTTAGTTACCATTTACATGGGCCGCCACTTTTCTTACTAAAATTGCAGTAATTACACAAGAATGATGGATTAGGGGCAAAAATCTTATCTTTTTCCACATTTTCAAGCCGATGTTTTAACTGGACTTGTAAAGTCGGTAAGTCTACTCTTGTAATTAGTTTGTATTCATCGGTTTTAGCAAGGTCAAGAAACTCGATAGCAGTTTTGACATATTCAATATGAGGTTTACATGACATAATTAATGCTGCATATACTGATACTTGATCCGAATAATCACGATGCTTACCTGTTTTAAAGTCAATGATAGTAGCTTCAGGACCATTCTCAATATACAAGTCAATCACACCACGAAACATAGCAGTTGGATCATTGTATAAAACAGGGCTCCATGATTTATCGACTGCAATAGTCATTTCAGATGCAGCTTTTAGCTTTAGCCAATTAGATAGTTTATCATCTAAATAAGCAATATCCTCTGATAAGATAGGCAATCCGCCTTTAAGAATGGCTTCAATCTCTTCATGAATCATTTTGCCTCGATTGGCAGCTTCACCTGATTTATCCTGAAGCTTATCAATACGGACAAATTTATATTTACGAGCACATTGCTCATGCATTTTAACTGCGGAGTATGAATGGATCATTGTCTTTGACTTGGAATTCGGTTGCGGATTCTTTCGGCTAATTCACTAAAGTGCTCTTTATATGGCATGTCTGTATGATTTTCGCCTTCATCATCAACTAATTTGGCGCATGCTTCACGTTCCATTGCAACTGCCATTTTAGATGCTTCAATTGCCATAGACATAATTTCAGCTTTAGCCATAACCAAGGCATCATCAAACTCTTTTTGAGTAAATAAAGTACCGCCTGTTCCTTTAGCAAAGAACTGTTTTTGAAAATCAGATTGCTCAGCCATTGTCAGTTTCCTTAAATGTAGCAATAAAGTCATCTAAAGCTTTATGCAATTGCTTTTGGTTTAATGCGCCCACTGATTTCTTTTCTGTGGTCATAGTGTCATCAAATAACCATTTTTCAAAATGTGTCTCAGCTTTTACATAAAACATAGATCCTTTAAACTTATCGCCCCATTGCACATGAGGAGATGTTTGTTTTAAAGATATTCCTAGCTGATGATTTCCAGCCCATTCTTCTTTTTCAGTCATTGACTTGTGCCAATTATTTAAAATCTGAAGTAAGTGCTTTCTAAACTGTTCTTTAGTAACAAATTCGCCGGGTTGATACATGTTAATAAATAACTGTAATGGATTACTTTCACCTCTTAATAAACCATTTGGTTCAGGCAATATATCTGTATCACGATGAGTAGGCTGTTGTGGAATGCCATAAATCATATCGGTTAATGGCGCATCTTTACCTTCCATCATTTCTTGTACTTCTTGTTCTGTTTTAATAGACATATTGCTCCTTATTTAGTTTCTGCAAAGTTGTTGCCTATTACAGCCTCGGCAATAAAAGGGACATCCATTGGAAATGCATTGACCATACTTAATTCTAGTTTTTTAGACTCTTGCTCTTCATACCCTTTTTGACAAGTAATAACAATTTCATCATGCAAAGATAGTAAAAGCCGTGAATGCGTAGCTACTTTGGCATAATCAATCATAGCTTTCTTTGCCATATCAGCACCAGATCCTTGAATTAATGTATTAAGAGATTTAAATCCGAATTCCATTAATTTACCATGGATTATCTTTGGCGGTTCGCCTTTTATTAGACGTCCGCCAACTGTCTTAAATGGTATCTTTGCTCTGTATCTAGCTATAAGATCTTCATTAATTTTAGGCAGACCTGTAGCAACCTCTGTTTTGTAAAGATCCACGAGTTCTTTAGCTTCTTCATACGGAATTCTTAGCATCTCAGATAGCTTTTTAGGGCCTGCACCATACAAAATACCGAATGATAGAGTCTTTACATAATCACGAGGAATGTCTCTACCCACTTTTTCACTCATTAAGTTTTTACTGAATGTATGTAGATCAGCTTTAGGGTCTTTAAGGTATTGCTGCTTTAGTTTTCCATCCTCAAAGTAGGCAAACAATCTAAGCTCCTGCGCATTGTAGTCACAGGCAATCATGGAATGGCCTTCATCGGGCAGAATGTACTCACGAACCTTAGGTATAATAAGATCACGAATCTCGGAGGGTAGAGGAGTCTTTGGGCCTCGTGTAGGCATTGTCTGTAGAGTCGGCTTTGATGATAGTCGGCCTGTTCTAGTACCTCCTGCTTCACCTCTCACCGTGTTCCACTCTGTATAAATCCGACCTGTAGAAGCAGACTGCTCTAACCATGGCTCGATGTATGTGCCTGTCAATTTGACCAACACATCTCGATGCCGTAGAACGGATGATAGCTCAGGATCTGTAATCAGATTTGCAAGTGTATCTTTATCTGACAAAGGCGTACCTTTATCACTCGTTGGCCACTTTTTGTTCTTGTCATAACAACCTTTATTTTGAATGATTTGAACCAGCTGAGCACCAGAATTATAGTTAATATCGTCTGCATTGAAGTATTTATTCAACCAGACCTCACATTGAAAAATATCTGCCTTGGCTTTTTCCAATGACTGATTCAGACCATCTCTATCCACTCGGATACCTAACTTAGAGTTTTCCAATAAAACAGGCATTAGCTCAATTTCCCTGAGATAGGCCCGTGGCATATGCTGTCTAACAGTTAAGGTAAAGTCCCATAGCTTGGCTGTTAATGCAACGTCGGCCTCTGCATACATTCCTACAAGGTCCGCCGGACCACGGGCAATGTAAGCTCCAGCGGTCTTAGGTTTTTTGGCAACTGCAGGTATGTGATTGACTAGCCATTCAAAGAGCTGATCACGCTCTTCAGGCTGTATATTAAGCCATTCAACACATAGTTCTTTTAATGATAAACTTCTGACATATGGATTGTACAAGAAAGCTAATACCAAGGTATCATGTACCCTTTCTGCAGAAATAAAAGGTAGGTTAAATTTCTCAGTAATGACTGACATATCAAACATTGCATTATGAAAACAAATAGATCTACCTGATTCCCATATACGAATTAATAGTCTTCTTGCATCTTCATAAGTGCAATTATTGTTGCTGTCATGACAAAATGCGTAATATCCAGATTTAAACTGGTTTGTACGATCTAAAACAGCCAAGCCAACGGGTTTAGGCGGATACTGTTCCGGTCTTGGCCCGATGGCTTCTGTCTCAAAATCCAAAAAGATTGGATCTGTCATCTTAATACTTTGATGATGTTAATGCAGGCGCTTCTGGTTCACCTTCTACATCTGGTGAATTGATAGCATTGGCTACTTCTTTCTCACCTCTTGCCAATAAAGCTTTAACAATGTCAATAGACTCAATGGCTTTAACAAAGGTGAACTGAATCTTAAATTGTGTTTTAGGATCAGGTACCAATGCAATCTTAGTAACAACTCCTGCCAATGGTCGTTTAACTGTTGATGCCACCGTTTGAACATATGTTGCAAAGCCTTTAACACTAGTTACTGGAATACGAAGAGCTGCCACTTCACTCATATTTACTGCTTCTGGTGTTGCAATAGAATCAGCTGTCATTAGGAATAAACGACGCTTTTCACTACAAGCCTTTCCTTTACCGCCATTTGAAGCACTACCCCATTGATTTTTAGGGCATGTTTCACATAGTTCTGATTGTGGAGTATCCGATAAATGACTTGGTTTTAGTCCTGTTAATGTAGAGCCTAGAGCAAAACATGTAGGAGGTGCATTATTGGTTGGATCATAACGTGATGTATAGTACAAACGCTCGATTGGGGATGCCAATACAACGACTTCCAATTCATTCTTTGCAATAGGGTTATCACGATACTTTAGTGTGCCACCGCTGGTTGTAATGAATGAAACACCTGCAGAGCTTTTTTCTGCTGCAATACTTTGTTCTGCTAATTTAGCAAGTTCGGATTCAAAAGTTACAATTTCGTTTTTAGCCATTTTAGTTCCTTATTTACGTGACTTAGTTAAGTTAATTCCCCATAATTCAGTAGCCGATGAACCGGGGATTTGTTCACCTTGTTCGATTCGATCCTTAAACGCAGTAGAGCTTAAACGTTTATGGAGTAAATCAAAGCTTTTGGTTTGGGAAACATATTCATAAAAGGATTCCCAATCCGTAATAACGGGTACAGTCTTTTTAGACATAGTAACAGAATGACCAGCTTCTGATGCAGCCTTGGTTGTACCTGCCTCTGACATGGCATGCATAATATCTGCTTCTAATTGTGCCGCTTGTTTAGATAAATCACTATCTTGTAGTGCAAGATCAGCTCTTTGTTGCTTTACTTCTACTAATTGGTTAATTAGCTCTGATAAATTCATTGGTTTTCCTCATAAAGTTTTATTTCTACAAATGCTTCTTTAAACATGTCGCTTGCTATTTGAAATGATTTATTCCACCTTTCAGGCCTTTTATTAAAGCTTACATGTCTAGTTATTCCTGATTGTATCATCATTGCAGCACATTCACTACAAGCTTGCATCGGGTATGTGTACATTGTGCAACCATATAAGTTTTGATGAGCAAAGATAATTGCATTTCTCTCGGCATGAATTGTCATTGCATACTTTAGTTCACGGTCATGTAAGCGTTCAGGTTTATCATCAACATATACAGGAAAACCATTAAAGCCAACACTAACAATATGGTTATTTGGATCCACAATAACCGCACCACATTTGGTTGATGGATCTTTGGACCATGTGGATACCAATTTAGCCATTTCCAAATACCTTAAATCCCATTTATTTTTATTAAGCATGGTGCCTCATCCAATCAGGTGCATAAGCTTTATCTTTATTCCATTTCATAACCATAATATTTTTCTTATAGCGATAATATTGGCGGTATGCTTGGACCGTATCATTTGTTTTACATTCATCTGGCATGCATTGTGGTGGGTTTTTCCAACCACTAAATGTAAGAGAAGGAGGTGCAACTGATAACTCTTTTTTAAGTATGTGTTCTGTTGCATGTGTCTTACCGTAACGTTTTGTGTATTCTTTACACAATGCAATAGCTAGGTCATAGACATAGTTGTAATGAAGCTTAGATTCTCTAGTCCATACGGCCGATGGATGATTCTTATGTGTTGGTTTATACGAAACTGGATGGCCGTGTTCGTGATGAGCAGTGGCTAAGAGCTGTGCTGACTCTATAATCATCTTAACCACATGTTTATCACAGTGGAATATAGCAGCCATTTTAGCATTGGAATGCAAAAAGAAAATATTCATTTAGTATCCTTGTATTTAGTGTTTTGAATTAAGTGTTTACATTATACCATACTTTGATAAATAGTAAACATTATTTTTTCCACCATCTTCTAGGTGCAATACGACCCCAGTTAATTAGTGTTTTATAAAAATGGTATCGATTAAACTTATCAGTACGAGAAAATCTTCTACGTACTGACATTTTAGTTCTTGATTTACGAGGTTTAAGTTCACGAAATATCATTTGATGCGCATGACTTTTGCTTTACGAAGCACTTGTTCGTATTGTTCTTTGGCTGCATCATCTAAATTACGCAAAGGTAAGTTTTGGAAAAACTTCCATTTGTCTTTGTATTCTTGCAGCTCTGATGGTGGAACCCAACCATACTTTGCACGCCAACGGATTGTAATGTCAGTACCTGCAGCTGTCCAAATATATGCATTATTCATTGTTTTCTCCTATCTACACTGGTTTAACAGCTCTAATGCAATCATGTCTTCAGGGCCTGTCCATCCTTCAGGCTTAACTGCATCTTGTATATAACCGCGGCTTGTAGTTCCGGGTTCTTTCTTCATATTGGCTTCATGCACAATATTTAGAATTTTAGGTAGGTTAATCCCCATATGATGAGCACAACCCATTGTGACATAGGCCAAATCAGCAATAGCATCAGCAGCATCAACCAAGTTATTTTTTTCATGTGCTTTCATCAATTCACTAAGTTCTTCCATTAAAAAGCGGGCATAAAAGCTAATATCAACAGGGTCTAAAAGCTGAGCTTTATTAGAAACTGGGAGTTTTAATTTTGTTCTAAACTCTCGGACTTTTTGAAATATGTCTTGATTCATTTCTCTTGCGCCTTTTCAACCAATGCTTTTGACCAATCAATAGGTTCTCGCTCAACAATTTCCTCATGATGACAATGGGTGCATCTATAGATTGTGCAAGTATTACTTCCACCACAAGCACCCATGATTCCATCAAAGTTTTTATTGCAATTTTTACAAGTTATTTGGTGCATTTCTCTTGTGCCTTTCTTAGTATTGCATCATGGATTTCTTTTGCCATTTCACGCCAAGACTTTGAAAACCAATCGTGGCGATTGATGATTGCTTCACATTCGTCATCGGTTAATGGTGTTAGTGTCTTTGCTGGATGGGTGTAGAGTGGAACATAACCTTCTTTTGGGTTTGGAATAATACCGCTTGCCGTTACCCAATAATCATGTTCTTCTAAATACTTTCCATACGCTACTGGTTCATTGCTAAAGACTTTTTCAAATTCAGGTATTTCTTTAAACAATAACTCTATTTCAGCTCTCTGTTTTAAGATAACATCTAAATCAGCCAACCTAGCTAACTTCAATTCTTCTATTTCAGCTTGTTGCTGGCGGAGCATGGCACAGGTTTTAACCATTAAATCTTCATTAACAAACCAAAGCCTGTCATCGTTTTCCAATACATCAGCTAGTTCATTTGCAGTCATTTTAGCTCCTTTAACAGGTCATCCTGTATTGGCTTTGTATTATTGGCCACATCATGCTTATGTACAATGCTAAGTGAGATCATGAATGCATGCCTCCATGCCTCATCCCATATTGCTTTCGGGTCTAATAAAAGTTCTTCGGCTTTTGCAGTTTTAAGTAGCCTTTCCCAATCCTCATAAGCAATTTCCCATTTTTGCTTATTGTACAAAATAACACTCATTATCTGTCTTTCTTTGTTTTTAATTGCTGTGCGCTAACTTTATTTGTGCAATTAGCACATTGCCAACGTTTAATATGCTTGTTTGCTGTTTGTATAACTTGTCCTGTTTCTGCAGGTTGATAAGAAATACATGATGAGCAATAACGTGTTTTTGCTACATTTTCACGATCTTCTGTAGTGAATGAAGTCATTCTATCTCCCAAGGAAAGACCAACCATTTGTTTAATAATTGTTTTGTGCCGTAAAACTTTAAAGGCGGTAAGTCACTATTATGATATAACACTGCAAAATCCGCAGATGGGTGACATGCTTGCAAACGGTTTATGGTTTTACCTGTATCATAAATTTCATCAACAAATAATAAATTAGGTAAACCGTCGCCTAATTGTGAATCAGGCCAAACTACATACATAGGCAACTTTAACCGATGACTAAGCATTACTGCAGGCACCAATCCACCTCTAAGGACACCAACAACTGCATCATATTGCTTACCACTTTTACGAATTTGCGTGGTTAGTTGATCAACTAAAAATTCGATTGTAGACCAATCAATAAAGACTTTTTCTTTCTTCATTCCGGGCTCCCAATACGTGTATTCTATAGTTGAAAAATCAACCATTGTCCGACTCTAAATATTGCGTACCTTTATCAGAGACCGACAACTCTTTAATTCGTAGATTATTATTCGGGTTTTCAACCTTCACATAATCATTGTTTCGAAGCCAAGTTAGGTTCATGTAAATGTGAGCTCTAGAACCGATTCGTTCTTTTTCAGCTGCTGTAGCTAAGTCTGTGATCTTAATCGGCCCTTGTTCTCGAATTAAATCAAGAACTATTTCTGCAACATGTGACATTTCTGCCTGTTGACGTTTTTGATGCCATGCTAAAGGTGTTCTCATAGGTCAAGTATCCCATAAGCAAACATGCAACCTAGTACAATTCCTGTTACAGCCAAAGCTATAACTTCTAACCATTGTGGAATGTTGTATTTATCTAAAAACATTCTGTTTCCTTTCATATAAACAAAAAGGGGCATAGTGTTTAGCTATACCCCACCATATTAAGCAGCTAGCAATAAGTTATCCAATGCCTTTTGCTTAAGTGTTGCACCATAACCAAACCATGCACTACGGATACGTGCATCATCGGTTCTAGCATTTTCCCAATCAACTAATTGTGTAACCGCATTTAATGCACCCCATGCAGTACCATTTGCTGATTCCAGATCACTGCCAATACCACGACCTTCAAACAAATCCAAGGCACGTAATGCTTGGCGGCTTGGTTTGTCCTCGGTACCACCTAATACATTGACAAAGATTTGTTTGGCTTTTGCGGAGTCCAACTTAATCCGTGCTAATGTTTCGGCAGTTGTTTGAAATGCCTTAAAGCCAGCATTAATTTCACCTAATTTCTTAAGCACATCAGAAGGATCAAAGATGGAATTATGTCTAACTTTAACTGCTTGACCTTGATTTTGTGCAATTTGCATTGTATTGTTGCATACCACACGGACCGTAGTCAATCTTGCTTGTGTTGCCAATGAACCATCGGCTGATGAAGCTAATAACAAATACTGCATTACTTTATCGCCTGCAAGGTTAAATTCACCTTCCATTTTAGCGAGTGCCCAATAATGTGCACCGTTGCGTAATACACCAGCTGTTTCAAGTTGTGCAACAGGGCCAATAATTTCTTTAAAGAAATGTAGGACCTCAATAGGTTGTACAATTTTGTAACGGTTGGACACAATACCTAAGGCTTCTGTTGTGTCTTTACGATAGATTACTGTCTTACCGTTATAAACATGGTTAATTCTATCTGCAGTAGGTTGAAATAAAATAGGTGTGGTTAATAATTGAAAATCAAGACCGCTTTCTTTTGCCCAAGTATCGATAGGTGCATCAGCGGTTAATTGTTGACCAAGACCATGCCATGGTGTTTCACCGACATAGGCAATAGCATCCTTGCCGTCGATTGTTTTGGCTATCATATGTGCCATATAAAGCTCCTTATTAAAGTTAAGAATTACGAATTAAACTTACAACCTGTATTACTAACTACAAGTACATTATACCACATAATTGTACTTTTGAATATCATCATATGAAATAAATTAAAAATTTGTTCTCTGAATTAATTTCTCGATTGCAAGGTTGGTTTTGTCTAATACGTCTTTATAGTTCACATTTAAGTCTCTTGCGGTTCTACCTAATAAAAGACATCTTACTGGTTGTCCATCATGATTCTTAATCACTTTATTCTGCTGTACAAAACAAAGCTCATTAAATGAATTATTAATGTTGTGACTTGTGAGTCTTGCTGACTCATAGTCAAAATAACGAATTAATGTGGTCATCATACTCTTACTAAGTGCTGCCACACCATCAAGTTCTAAATCAACCCATTCCCAAACATCCTGTGCAAACTGTGCCCATGCCGACTTACTGGCTTGTATTACTTCTTGCTTATGATCGGTCATTGGCGCTGGTGCTCGTGAATCAAATGTAGAAAGATCTCTTGTTGTGTAAAAATGCATCATGTGCTCAAAGCCTTGCTCTTCTTTACACCATGTTTTAACATCATGAATCATTGCATGGCATGCAATAGGGTCTAATGAATGGGGAATATAAATGGCTTCCCGCCTTGCACCTTCATTTACTGTAGTCACTTTTGCATGATTGGTTGTAAATGCATAGTTAATGTAATTTGTAATTGAGAATACATCTTGGTTTTTAATCTCGATAGGAATCGAGTCATTGGTTACGTAGTTTTTCACTGTATCTGCATGCCTTGCATTGTCAGTGCTTGGCTCATCTACAATAATCAATATGCGGTTCAATAGAAATGAGTTGAACCTCTCAAATAACCGATCAGGGCCTAATGACAGTGATAATTCTCCCATCATTTCTGCTATCCAACCTACAGTAAAGCTTTTACCAATGCCTTGCCTTGGACTAATAAACTGAATGGTTGTGTTGTTTCTTTCCCAAGGTTTTTGTAAAAACTGTGCAACCCAATTATGGAAAAACTCTTCAAACTCTGGAGCATCTTTAAAAAAGTATTTGCACCAATGCAGCCATGGATCACATGGTCCTGCAAGTGGCTCATATTTCCAGTTTTTCGTGAAATTATAGTAGCCGTCGGGCGTAATGTTAAACCCTTGGTGTTGTGGAAACATGCCTAATCCTTTTAGATTCAGGCGCTTGCTCCAAGCGGGATAAGCATCTGCTAATTTTGCGATAGTCATTCGACCATTTGGCCCAGGACGAAGCCACGACTGATTAGCAAGTTCCGTGCGTATTCTTTGACTGCTCATTTGCATGCCGTCAGATAAGCGTACCCATTGCCCATTAAATATTCCCCATTGTGTTCTAGCGGTGTACAAATAGTATTCCTCACTATTCTTCACCATGGTTGGATCTATACAATCATTTAAAACCTCTGATAATGTGCCACCAATTTCTAGGTGATCATCAATTGCATATTTCTGGCCTTTAATGGACTTAAACTTACCAATGCGGCATAAATGTACTTTGGCTCCAAGACCTGCAAGTGTAATTGCTAATTTAGTCTCTTCCAATGCAACCTGATCATTGGGCTCACCGTCTTCATATTTCCCGTCATAATCAAAGAGAATATACACGTCTCGTGAGGCTAATCCTTTACTGTATAGGATCGCCATTAGGTCTTTGTGTATTGGCAGCTTGGATTTGTCGGTCCAAGATGATACACCTGCAAGGGCTAAACAGATATGCGGCAATCCTTCTTTTTGAATTGCCTTGGTGATTGCGTGAGCTTTAAACTCACCTTCTGTAATAATAAGCGGCAATCCTAAATTCGTTCGGGCTGTTGCCCACATCGAGTTCTTAGGAAAATAAATGTGAGAGCCTGAATGCTGCCGTTGGCTATACTTTCTTTTTCCGCGCGGATTCAGAACGCGAACGCGAACAAAATCTGTTTCGTTTCCGTCCATATCAAAATACGGAATCTTTACTGATGCCGAAAACTCAGGAAAACCGAGAAGTGTTTGTGTGTCTTGTTCGCTTAAATATTGTAGACCGAGGGCATTAATATCATCTTGATCAAAATTACGTGATTCTAGGAAGTCCTGATATAATTGTTCGGGTCTAATTGTTTGTTCATTGAAACCCAAGTCAATGCTCCTTCAAATTGTTAGATGACTTCATTGGTCTATCCTCTTAATCCCCGATGTTTCTGCATTGGGGATTTTTTTGTTCATAATCTTTACTTAATACTATGCACTATTCACCCGGCACTTTTTTGTGCCGGGTAACTATCATAACACCAATTAGCAGCTTAGCAGTAACTTATCGGTGTTTTGCTAAGTAATTGGTGAATTCTTAGTACTACATCACGAGATTTTCCACCAATATGCCATGTGCGAATCTCTTCTTTGTTTTTACCTGAAGGACCGCAATAGTTCTTACCGTCTTTCCAGTTATAAATGGTAGCAACTTCGCCATCGGGAAATTCTATGTACCACTCGGCATCACATTTGAAGTCATCAAAATGATCAGAAGGTTCGCCAAACATATCAACCAATGTGGTATATGGCAAATTATGTAAGTAGGCTTGCAATGATGTGCCGTTGGCTGTGATGGAATCGTCATCATTATGCGTTAAAAAGGGCTTATCGGTCATACTAACTCCTCATTGAGCCAAGGCTCGTGTTTATATTGATTTGAAATGGTAATACCGAAATGGTATGCCATTGCTTCTAGGGCTTCTCCAAATGATTGGTCTAG